AATCGCAAATGAATTATCTCCTCCGGCCAAGCTGATGGCATCGCCTTGCTGAATTCCATTTTCCCATACCGCACAATAAGATCCTGTCCAATATAAGGCATACCGAATAGCATTATATCTCGGGAAGGCTACAGAAGAAGGCTCTATATCTGAGAACCCAACAAACATACCGTCTACAGTGACTTGTGTTGGCATGTTTAATTTAGCTTGTATGCCACTAAAAACAGATTTAGACACAAAACTTTGATCTCCGCGAGCAGAACTCAACCATCCACCGCTAACCGATGATAGAACGTTATTTGCAAATGTAAATTTGTACAGATTTATCCAATTGACATATTCACCAGTAATTACTTGTGATTGATTTAGTCCAACTGAGGCATTTGATAGTATCCATTGACTAATATAGTTTGAAAGTCTTACTTTTCCAGCTAAATTTGGATGACACCCATCAATTGTATAAAATGATGAATTTTCAAATGTTATTGATAAATTGCTAAAAATATCACATGTTTGAATTCCATACATTTTAAATACTTCTACAAATGCATCTGCATATTGACGTTGATTACTATAATTAGTTCTTCCAGATGATCCTCCACTTTTTTTAGGCGTATTCCTCACCATCATGTTTATTGGTACAACTACTATTTTTTGAAGTTTAGATGCACACTTTTCAGCAATATATTTTAAAGCTCCATAATAAGTATTTATATCCGTACTATCAATAGTCCCTAATGGCGACTGATAATACCAATCATTCGAACCGCCCTGCACCAATAAAATATCATAGTTGTTTGATAGTGCTGCATCAATTCTATTTACAATTGAAATTCTAGTAGTTCCATCTCCCTCGGCATTTTCCATGCCTCCAGTAATACAGCTTCCACCTATTCCATCTTTTACTAATAAACATTTTAGATTTTTAGCGACTAACTCAGCAAAAAATTCACCTTCCATAAATGAATCACCTAACCCAAACATTTTTTTTGCTATAATTAGATTGTAGTTAATGTTTGAGTTGGAGCTTCCTACAATGGCATTTAATTCACTTTCAAATAACTTACGACCAGTGTTTTTCCATTCGACACCATTATATGTGTATATAAATCCGTCTGCAATGACTTTGGCAGCCCACCCGAAAACAGCATCCGGGTAAATAATAGTCAAATTATCAAATATGTCAACGTCTTCTTCTTTTACGGTTAGGATTGGAGCTGTATCATTTTCAATTACTCTATTTATTTCTATTAGTTTTTCTGGATCAATTCCACCACCGCTTCCATTCGTCACAGTATACGTATCAGTGCTACCATCTGTATAGGTAGTTGTGTAGGTATCAACTAGCCCGACAGAAGAAGTTAGAACGCGAGATACTATTCCACGGCCGTTATCACCATGATCTCCTTTGTCACCCTTTTCACCAATACCGGTATCTCCTTTATCACCTTTGTCACCCTTATCCCCTTTCTGAGCTGCTACCCATTCAGCTTCCGTTTTTTTCGGATCATCGGTAGTTGTATCAAGATATGATTGATATGCTGATTTTCCACTACCCCCACTCAACACTTCCGGCTTTACGCGTTGAATATATGCTCCAACTACGTACTCCATACGGTTTTCATGATCCTGTCCACTTCCTTCCGTATTTACGTCAATCGTAAAATTAAACCCGCTTTCGTTCTGACCTTTATCACCACCTGCAAAAGCAGTAATATTTGAATTATCGTTATTATCACCGCCTCGTTGACCTGGTAGTGTGACTTTTAACGCGGGTATTTGAGCTTTTGTTAGGGTAACAGAACTTTGTCCACCAGTATTACCAATCGCACCGTAGTTTTCAATCATTCCAGGATTAGATGTTGGCGTTGCAGTTTTTCTATCATCATATCCTAGTGGAACTTTACCACGCATATCTATAGTTGGTCCAAAACCTTCGACTACATCTCCATTAGCTAAATGCCAACTATCTGACAAACTAGATAATAAACCAACAAAGAATATAACTGCACCCATTGGGGCATTATATATTTGTGCCTGTGGTATTGGATTTTCTGGTTGTGCTTTTACGCCGGTATCAGTGGATCCAATAAACCAATTACCGTTTGATCCTATAGTTGGAGTTACACCATCTTGACCGTAAAGAGAATCAATCCAAGAAGTTTCAGACAAAACAGGATTATCCGAAGTAGTAGCTGCATATATTTGATAGGCTGATGCACCTGAATCGGATGTACCATTAAACCCGTTCAAAAAGTCCTCGCGGGTAATCCAATAGGGTTTTCCGGTAACGGCGTCGTTGAAAAGGAAGCGACAACCTGCAGGTGGAGCACCTACCCAGCGTTCGAATTGAGATGTAAATTTCTTTGTTTTCAGATTGCTTGCCATGGCTTATATTTCAATAAAGTAATTATCTTCTGTAATAATAAATTCGTCGTTCTCGGTTGCCAATAGCGTGTAAACTGTATTTATATCGCCCATTGGTGAGTAATATCGTTCGGAGTTTACCGGCTCAATTTTGAGCGATACACTTTCGGGCGCAGTTTTTAGCAACTGCATAGAGTAGTTATCGGAAGTGACCAGGCACTTTTGTTTTTTTAGTCCGGATATAAACCACATGGCATTGGCCTGTAGCATATCGCCAATAAAATACATATCATCCTGCGATTTGTAACCGCTATCTACCGTCACGTTATTAGTGGCCGTTACGCGATTACGTGCCTTTTTAAAGTCGTTCAGTTCGGTATCAAATACATTGAAACTGGTATCTTCACCATACGAAGGTGTACGCTTACCGGTGCCGTTTACTTCTATAAATTCATATACTCCCAATGAATTACGGAACTTTATAAGGTTACTTTCTTCGCTGTTGTTATCGGTAATTCGGATAGTGATAACCGGAAGTTGACCAACTGAAAAATAGATTTCGCTTGCGGGTCCTCCCGAAGTAGAAGTAGCAAGCCACACGGGTAAGTTGAGCATACAGGGCACACCAACAGCACCTGGCGTAATGGTAATGCCTACGCCTGTATTGGTGTGCACAAATATGCTTTCGTCGGAAGGTGATAGGAAAAACAGGCATGCCAGCTCTTTGCGCGACATACGGATAAGGTTTCCGTCGGTACGAGTGGTGAGGATCCAATTTGCAAGCGGATTTAAAAAACGATACTCAAAAGCATCGGTTTGTTGCTGGATCAGAAATTTTTGAAACTCTTTGGATAATCCACCCGGAATAACTTTGGCAGTAAAACTATACGCGCTTACCGTTTCGGTAACTGTATATGAGTTGACAAAATCGGGTAGATTTATTTGATGCGTAAGTGTAGCGTCATAGGTTAGGCGTACAAGGTTAGCGAGTAGGTCGGAAATATCAAATGATAGTTTCCAAGTTGTAGGACCTATCTTGTAAGGGTGAACAGATATATCAAATGTTTCGGTACCAAACGCAATATTGAAAATACGCATCACACCCGAATCGGTAGTAAACTCGAAACGGATAGGATTGCGAACAAATGAATATGTAGATGGTACTAATATAGGAGTCATGCGCTGTGGTAATTTTATGAAACAAAAATACCAGAAAGCGCATGACGGTTAAAGGACAAATCTACTCGTACAGTTTAGTAGTTCGGAGGTTGGCTTCTATCATTTTAATGCCGTCATCTGAAATCTCGTACTTCATATTTTCGACAATGAAAGGTTGACCGCCCAACAATTTTTGTTGTGCATAATCGAAATTTTGAAACTGCACTACCGACAAATTAAAATTGGTGAGAATAGGTTGATAGGAATTATTGAGTACATCATTGAATTTCTTCCAGAATGTTTCGAACAATCCTTTTTCACCTCCATACACCATGTGTAGGTTTCCGTTCGGTTGACCAATATTATTGTACGAATGAGTTGACGCGAATACTATTTTAGATCCTATATGCTGACGACTAGATGTTTCGTTAGGGTCATCAACTCCACGGCCATGAAAAAAGCAAAACATAATAGGGCAAACGGCTGTACTATCCGACGTATCGGTTATTATATTACCTTCAGAACGGATTTTAGTATTCATCATTCTTACATCACCGATGTATGGCATAGGTGAGAAATAACCAAATCTACTATTTGCTGCAGTTGGTACCTGATTGGCAATGTCTCCATAAACCATTGGTACCACTGTATGCGTTGATTTTACTTCGTGCGCTGTCAGATCATCAGTTTCGGTATAAAAATCGAGTGATTCGTCGCCTATAGTTGTCATTTTACCATCACTCACCTGAAAAACAGTACATAGATTTTTAGAGAAATAATACCCATCGTCCAGCGTAGTAGTAACCGAAAAAATAAGATACTCCATCGGAGTAATAGTCTTATTTCCGTACAATTTTTGATAAGTGGCAAAGTTAGATTTCACCTGATCGAGTGAATGATCGCACGAAAGCTTCAGCGATTTAAAGCTTTCAATATTATTTATAGGTTCTACCGAAACGTTTTTTGTCAAATCAGCATCAACCGTTTCTAAAATATCGTTCCAAAAAACTACTTTCACATCAAGGCCGTTATCGGATAAAAAGAAATCACATCCATAACGATTACGTATTCCGTCTAGGAAATTGTTTACCGTGCCGGTAGGTACCAGATGTTCGTAATGAAGTACTCCTGTCATAATTGCATCGCAAGTATTATTCAGTACTACCTCTTTTTGCAAATCGGTATATTTTGTCAAATAGTCCTGATTGAGTGTATATCCGAAATATTGAAACAAATGCGTAAGTACATACGATAGCTTCAGAAATGGAGTAAGATTGTATCCAATTGGAAATTGAACAGTTATACCATCATTGGTTACACTATCACCCAATCGGGTAATTAATGGATAATAGGGTCGTGATTGACTATCAACCGGTGGATTTGACAAACCTATCTGACAGCTATTCAACAACGAATATTTTGTATATGTAATTTGTAAATTCGGAGTATCCGGATTTGAACTGGTAATGGTTTTACTTTCTATTTTTGTACATACGGTAAACAGAAAGAAGTCGTCCACAGCATCACCTACCATCACACTTTCAAGATGATTGATCCATGCCAACACTTTAAATTGTGTTGGTAGGTTGAAATCATCGCGTACTACTGACGAAAACACTTTCGGCATAGTAACTTCATTCATCTGCGCATAGAAAATTGATTCGTCGAACAGACATGTAGCCGTTATCATTTTACGCGACGAAGATGTTACTTGCAAGGTTGCAGGGCGTTGGTAGATGCCGGCATTGATAATGATTTTTCGCTTTGGTAAGTATTTATATCGTCTATCTGTGCGATATGGATACTGCAGCAACTGAAAATTAGTATCGGTTGGTGGTAATGATATCGACAGCGAAACGCTTCCTTTATCACTCAGAAAAGGATTTGATTTTTCAATACTCAGTTTAAATTTAGCGGGCAAATCGTAATCACACCCGGTTTCGTAGTCAATTAATCGTATCATTTGCGTGCCCCCAATCCTTTGTATTCTTCAGCAAGTGCCGAAGATCGTTTAAACTCCCAGTAATTTATTTCCGCTTCAACTTTGGTTTCAGCAAATTTATTCACGGCTTCCATAAATTTTTCAGCAAATCCATTCATTGATGCATATTGCAATATTGAATTATTACTATCACCCGTATATCCACCATCGGCAAAACCTGCAGGAAGCGGGTTTCGTTTGCTGCGTTGCTGCTTTACATTATCGATTTTACGAACGTAAGCTGCCGTAACCGGGTTGCTCATTTCCTCCTGAGCAACTACATATTCACGCTTATGAGCATATCCGGCCACTTCGTATTTTTCGCCATCACCGGTATATCCACCTTCAGCAAATCCGGGGTTATTTACTACCACTTCACCGGATTTATTACTTGAGGTTGATGAGCCTGAAGATGAATCCAATGTACTAGCCATTATAGCTGCTTTTTGAGATTTTATGGCATCTATTTGAAGTTTTGTTGTAGCTCCAATAACTATAGCAGCTACAGCTCCTCCGATAGGTCCAAGTTGAGCAAATGCTTGTACAATGGCCAAAGCACCTGCAGCAATGGTTTGTGCAACTTTTATATCTGCATCCCTATCTGCTTGTTTCTTTTTTAGATCCAGTTCTTTTTGCGCATACTCATCTTCAATTTGTTGTCTGGCATTAGCATTATTTCCGGCAAGAGATAGTTGTTTTTGTTTCTCTGCTTCAAGATTATCAGTTTCGGCTTGATCTTTTGCCTGAATATAATCAGACGCTATATTTATGACTGCCTGTACTTTTTGAATATATTTTGCAGCAACTCCAAGCCTAGCTTTCCATTTATCTTGTTCAAATTCTTTTTCCGAACTCAATCCATCTGCATATCGTTTCTTTGCAGCTTCCATTTCTAATTCATACTCACCTAGAATAGAATCTTTTGCATATTTAGATTTGACTTTACTTTTTTCTTTTTGAAAATTTTCCTCTTGTTTAATTTTCTGATCATCAATTTGCGACTGAGTATCGGCAATGGCCTTTTGACTGGCCTGTAATGCTGCAATATATTCGGGAGTTGCAGCCATTTCGAGTCCCGCCAGCAAATCGTTGAATTCTTGCTGTGCCTGCAATCGTGCACTAAGCCCTTCCGAATTTATACGATCAACTTCATCTTCGTACTGTTTTTTGGTAAGTTTTCCATTGGCATATTCAGTTTTAGCGGCTTGAAGTTTAGCATTTGTAGTGGCTTCAATTGTTTTTAATTGAGCCGTATTAGAACGATTAAGCGAGTCGAGAACAGCTTTATCAACTGCAGTTTCTATGTCTTCGCGTTTCTTTTCACTCTGCACTACAATATCGGTTAATATGGCTTGATGCTCTTTGTAAATTATTTCATAGGCTTTTAGCTTATCACCTTTCAATCCACTATTTTCGGGTGATTGATCTGATGAAATTCCGGTGTCTTTTTTCAACCGGGCATAACGGGAATTTTCGGCATCAATCGTTATTTTTTGAATATTGGCGATATACAATTCTTCTAATCGCAATTTTTCGGCCAATTGCTCTTTCGTCAGATTTACCAATTCTTTCCCAAATAAATCAGCAGCTTTCAGACGAACATTATTATCTTGTTCCTCTGCCTTTAGTTGTTTGGATGCATCTTCAAAAACTCGTTGACGAGCTGACAATTGATCATCCAATATCTTTTTAGCTGCTTTTGCAGCATCATCACGTTTCTTTCTAAGCTCTTTCTGTTTTTTTATTTCATCGTCGGTAAGTTCCTTTTCTAATTTATTATTAGTTCTGATTACTCTTTGTAGTTCCTGCTTTGCTTCACCTTGTACGCGAATAGAAGTCACTTGTTTTTCAACTAAACCATCAATTTCATCACCTACCGTTTTATTATATTTATGGAAGAATGCAGCCATATTTTTAACGGAACTTCCTGTTTTAGCTTCGAGCGCATCCAGTTGTTTTGATGCATTTGCACCGGCTACTGCATTTGTTCCACCAAACGAACCTCCTGTTGATCCGGATGTATTCATTATACCTTCCAGATCCGCTTTATGTTTTAAATAAGCTTTAGTAGATGCCATTAAAGCCTGAAAATCTTTCTTGTTATAATTTTCCATGAAAGTTTCATATTCACCTTTGCTCATTCCAGTTAAAGATGATATTTTTTTCATTTGATTTTTATAGTCTTTATCGGCAATATCTTGCTTCAATTTAGCCTCATCTTCGGTCATTTTTACAATTTCCTTACCAGCTTCCAACCGTTTTTTTGTATCTGCATTCACATTTCGTTGAAGTTCCAATAAATCTTGCTTTTTATTGAAATTCTTAGCTTCCTCTACCGTTAAAGCCTGTTGTTCCTTCTTTATTTCACCAAGTGTAAGTTTATATTCACGCCCGGCATTGAATGCTTCAATCATTCCTCTGAATGAAAAATCGCCACTTGCAAGCGATTTCAATAGATAATCCCATGAGTTAGTGAAACCCTCTATATCAGCTTTAAATTCTTTTGAAGTAGCACGTGTACTCATCATCACTTCACCTACAAACGCAAGTGCACCGGCTACCAATCCAATAACAGCTGCATATTTTCCCAAAGCAGGAATCATACCCATCACATCACCACTTTTAGCAGATGAAAGAAAACTACTAAAACTGGCAGCTCCTTTATTCAAAGTATTGCTGACATCATCCGTTTTACTTTTTAGGTTTACTTTTGCCTGAGAAACTGCATTAATTTCTTTTTCGAGTTTTGCGTATGCTTCAGGGTGAAGTGATTTTGAAGTATTATCAAGCTGTTTTAATAGATCGTTAGACGTTTTTTTCAATTGCTGCATAGTCATATTATCATAACCCAGCGTTTTTTCATGCTCCTTAATCTTCAGCGTATTTGTCGCAATCGATTTTGAATTTTGATCGTACGATGCCTTAAGATTATTCCATTCGGTACCATTTTTTTTACCTTGAGCTTCGAGGTCACGCATATCCTTAGCCAATGCTTTATTTGTATTGGCTAATTCTTTACTCTCAAGTGTTACCTTATGAATTTCCTGCTGTGTTTTTGAAGCATCCAGCGAAAGGATCCATTTTATTTCGTCATCTTTTAATTTTCCAGCCATGGTATTATAGTTCAAATTTTATTTCTAATTGTTGTCCGGCATCTTCCAGTTGTTTGCGTATTACGGCACGTATTTCGTCGGTCATACCGTAGCGAAGTGTAGGTAATGTTTCGCCGTACAGTACGCCCCAAACGGCACGGTTATACAGGTGAAGTTTTCCGCGTAATACCCAATTATTTCGAATATCATTAAAGCGTAGGTATTTCAGTATGCGAACCGAAACGCTGAAGCGTTGACTTGCACCGGTAATTCCAAACCCGCGTGCATCAAGATTTGCGAACAGCGTACCGGTACGTTCTTTCATTACCTGGTGCGCCACATCGCTTTGGATATCGAATATTTTATTTACTCCTTTTCGAAGTGTATCAGTAGCAAACTTGTCTTTAATTATTTCGTCCGAAAGCATACGCGATTGTTATTTTATTCAATGTAAAGATATAGAGGTACAGTTTGCGTATAAAGGACAGAATTAGTTGATAGTGGAGAGTTGACAGTTGAAAATGTGGAGATGAAAAAAGCCCCTGACATGATTTGTCAGGGGCTTTTTTCTATTAATTGTAAATGGTAAATGGTGAATTGTAAATTTATTCGCCTATTCCAAAGTTTTTCATAATAACGTTATTGATCACGCGCTTTCGTTCCTCGGTATTCATGCTTTTGTAAGCATCTTTTTTACCGTCGATAGCGTTTTTACGGAGCGTAGAACCTAATTCAGTTTCTCCCATGGCTGCACCGTCGTAGTAGCTTTGCATTTCGGGTGAATCGGGTATTTCAATAGCGATAGCCGTTTCAGTCAAACAATTATCACTTACGTTACCGCGTAGCAACCGGATAGCATGCATGGGGGGAAAACCGAGACGGCCACATTCGTACATTACTTCTAATGTTGTCATACTGGCAACATCGAAAATGGGTTTTGATTCTTTAGGTTCTTTGCTCATAATTATATAATATCAATTTTTTTATTAAGTTCAGATAAACCTGCATTTGCAGGTTTTAAAAAGGGAGAATTCTCTCTTTTTAAAGTTCTTCCTAAAAATTAAGTTTAAGTCGGTTATTGTTTTCTCTCCATTCATCAATTGTCTGTTTTCGGGTAATATTCAATTCTTTTTCTACAGCATCTAATATATTTTTTGCATCTCTGAAGTTGAGTTTAGCTGCTGCTTGTTTATCAAGGTAATCATTAATTGTTTGACGTTGTTCTTTCAAAAATCTTTCCGGTTCAGCAAAATGGCAATAAAGTACACGATAACATTCAATTTGGTATTTTGCAACTGATTCTTGTGCTTCCGGCTTTACATTTTTAGGGTTAATGGTAAACAGCCATCCATAAATAAATTCTTTGGGTAAACATACCATTTCATACTCTTTGCCATCGCTTCCAGTTGTTGCGCTCAGGGCAATAACTGAACTCAAAAAATCATGCTCTTTTAACTTAGCATATTGTGTTGGATACTGAATTCCCAATGCTTCACAAATTGGCTTAATCGGAATTAATTCATCTTCTGTTGTAATGATTTGTACATTGTTTACTGTAGCTACTTTGTTTGTTTTTGTTTCCATTTTATAAAATTTTATTGATTAATATTAAATTACGCTACAAATATAACATAACTATTTGATAATCAAATATATAAATAATATTTTATTGAAAGTTTAACTATTTTGGGTTTAAAATTTAATTAAGTTCAAACGGCATCAGTCGTTTTTTGCCAATCATTACCGAATATAGATCTAAATTAGATATTTCACGCTCTATTTTTCTCCAATCTTTATGATTCATATTTACATTTAAAACTGGAAGTACGCCAGTCTTTTTAAATATAAACCGGATACCTCTAATTAATTCGTTTAAGTTTTTCGACTCCAGGTTATATTCACTCCATTTAAAAGAGGAGCAATTTTCTAAATTAGTAAAAAAATCAGGATGCTTTTTTACATCAAATCCCATATAAAATGATTTCATTTCTTAGCTCCTTTCCAAATTGGTAATACTTCTGTTAATGAGTCTTTAATTATGACTACCGAATTAAGGTACCTTGCAATCTCAATCATCATTTCAGGATCACCGGCATAGTTATCCAGTTGGCGGGTGATAAAGTCCTGAATTTTACTCAAGCGGTTTATATGCATTTCGGGAACTGAGATATCATACTCACTAACTGGTTCCCAGCCTTGGATCATTGCTATTATTTCGGGAGTTATTTCAACTCCATCTATTACGTGTATCATTTTGAACCTCCTTCTGGTACTAAGTTTTTTAATGAATTTTCCATATTGAGCACATAGGTTAATGATGCTTTAATGTCTTCTGTATAATCATCATTAGAGCCATTGCACATAAGCTTTATAAGAAGATTTTTTGTTTCGTCAAGTTCAATCAGCATTTCTTCAGGTCTTGAATCACATCTATCATACCATGATGTTAGTTCTTTGACCATTTTATCGGTAAGTTCAAGACCGTCGATAGATACGTTTTTCATATGGCTTCC